TGGATGTTCTCCAATACCTACAGAATTTTCAAAATAAATTTTAAGAGTTGCATCTGCTTCTGAAATTTGTGCATGGTATCTAGCTTCTAAAGCAGATAATAATACATCTTTTACTTTCATAATCACTCCTAATGTATTGACATTCCTTGATTATTAAAATCAGAAAAATCTTCTTCACCGTAGTCGTAGATTTCTCCTTGTGAATCACAGTCCCAGCATTGATGAATCATATCTTCTTTCTCCATAATGCATGCGACCTTTATATACCCATTACCTTTACAGGTAGGACATATGTAGACTTTCTTAACTTTTTTTGAACTTGCCATTTAGTTTTTTTGCTTTCTCGTTTGCTATTGCTTCAATTGTCTTTGCTACACTTAGTTTCGCATCAGGTAAAATTATCTTTGATAACTTATCTAAAGTAGCGTATGTTTCTTTAGTTAAAGAAACGTTTTTATATTTAGTCATGTCTGTCATGTTAACTTCCTTTCATGTTAAGACCTAATATATAATTGATAGTATAGGATTGTCAATGATAAAAATTGTATTAAGTTTAATTATTTGTTCACAAGTTGCTGAAACTTGCTTGAACCCATATACTTGGCCTGAAACATTCAATAATCAATATGAGTGCTTGATGTTTGGTTATGAGGAATCTATGAATAAAATGAAAGAAATAGGACGTGAGGATGTCAATAAATATAATATGTTTATCAAATTTAATTGTACTCCAGAAAATATAATTTGACTGTATAGTTGATAAATGATAGTGGGTTCTTAATCTTCTCACCAAGAACCTATCCCACATATTTCCCTCTTCGGGATAGGTCTGTTTAATTCATATCAAACCAGCTGCTTTCCGTGCACGTACTTACAGCCGGCCAAACTCCAGGTTGCTACCTTGCGGTCATCGCTAACGTACAGGGAAATGCCATTGGCAAGATTTGGACGCCCTTGAGCTTTCAAATTTTATTTACAAATACAACCGTAGAAGTAACCACTTCCATCGTTCATAACGTATGAGTTTAAATTACTAACGTATGTTGTTAGATTTACTCTTACGATTTCGCACAGGTCGAAGCAATCTACTTTTACCAATAAAGAGATATGTTCCATCATCTGCTTTGTTAATGGCACTAATTGATACAATCCTTCGTTTTGTATTATTAGATCCATTACTTTTTCTTTTTTCTAGTTGGTCTAACATAATCTCCTGTTCTGTTTCCCCATTCAATTATATTTTTGATACCTGGTGCTTTCAAATCTATATTTACTCCGAAAGGTCTCCATGCTTTTTTCATTATATTTAGTTCTAGTAAAAGGTTAGACCATTGACCAGGATTAGTACCGTCTACTGTTATTTTTATAGTTTTTTCTTTCATGTCCTATATATAGGACATTACAGGATATTTGTCAACCCTGACCTTTGTATCTTTTTTGAGATTTCTGACGTTTTTCTTGTTTATTTTTATTTTTTTTATGTTGCCGTGGTCCACGTTTCTTGGGTTTATCACGGGGTGTAAAGAATTTAAAACTTTGTCTAGCCATCTTTCCATTCTTTTACAAAAGGATCTGCATCTTTTGGTTTTGTAATGTGAGGTAAGTAAGTTATTTTACCATTAACGTGTTGTTCTAAATCTGAACCACAATTCATACATCTATATAGTTCAGGAGATAAACTAACTAACATTGTATACTCATCACATGTTGGACATTTACCATTAACTATTTCTGCCTGTACTTTTACCATTACTGGCAGCTTAAACACTCATCGCTGTCATTGTCAAGATCTGCAAGTGCTTCTTGTTTACATATATCACAACAAAACATATCTAATTCGTCTTTAGCTTCAAATTCTTTTTTACATTTATTACAATTTTTAATCATTATTTTAATATTAACTTCTTTATAGACAAAGATCCATCTATATTTTTTTCAAGCTCGGCCATTTGCTTCAGGCATTGATATTTTACGTGCGATTTAGCATCACGTCTAGCCGTACGTGCTCCCTTGAGACATTCAGACATTGAAGGCTGAATACGTGCCTCTTTTATTTCTCCGTGTACAATCATAAGTAAAGCTACCACTAACTCAGTCATTAATGTGCTCCATTACCATTTGCTCTTACTTTATCTTTTAATATTTCAACATCAATTGCTAACTTTTCAGTTTGTTTTTGTATGAATTGTATGTTGACTTTATTATGCATCATGTCCTCGATCCGTGTTTCAATCTGCTCGACACTCTTATAAAGATCTTCTAATAAAAAGTGTTGTTCCTGGTCCGTGGGCACTTGTTCTGACTTCTTGAGTAAATCATTTTCAAACAACTCACGTGATGTCTCTAACGATACCAACCTCGCAGTCAACTCCGTATAAGCAAACACGCCCATCGCAACGAGCACGATCAGGCTAGCTACCGTTTTCATCGGCATCTGCACAGCAGCGGATTCAGATATGTTTAAAGGTTTTTTCATAATGGTGCTATTAAAAATGTTAATATAACAAATGCAATAATAATTCCTCCTGTAAAATAATAATTCATCCTACAATACTCCATTAGTTATTACCACCTAATTGACTACGCATTATCAAAAACGCTTTAAAATCAGCTTCCATTTCATCTATTTTTTCTTCCATTCTATTCATTTTTTCATCAGCTACAATCCTATTACCCTTATCTTTTTCAATCATCAACAATAATTCGTTTTGATTGGTATTTAACTGTCCAATATAGGTTTTAAAATTGAGTAAATGAGTGTCGTTTATGACAGCAATTTCTGCTTTATTTTTATTTATAGTTTCTGTTAAACTTACTATGTATCTGACCCCTGTAAAAGTCCCCACTATAACCGAAGCTATAACGGGAACCATTACTACATTCTTTTTTAACAGATCTAATACATTCATTAGTCACTATTTAACTATGTAAGCTACAACAAGAACTGCAATTATAATCACACATACTTTGTGATTGCACCAGCATTTGTTGGCCATGCTTTTAACTTTATTAATCATTTTTTTTCTCCTCTATTTCATAGAAGAACTTGTCTGTATCTTCTGTACGCCAAGCTCTACTATCTTCTACGTTCCATTCAGAAGTCTGCACTTTCCAATCAGGAATATTATCTTTTACTGTAAAAGAAGGTATGTCCCATATACATCGATTGTTAGGTTGTGCTGCAAAATTACCGTCATCTAGGGCAATTATGTGAGCGCACTTGTGTTCGTGCGGAATCTCTGAATGATCAGTGTCAAGTATATTAGACTCTGGATGTGCAAAGTCAACTGTAAATAAATATTTTCCAGGGTGCCATTTTTTATCTTTTCCGATATACTTACCGGCTTGTCCGTCTAGAATATCCCAACGATGCACAGAAGGATAATAAGAAAAACAATTCCAGAGCTGTAGTTCATCAAGTCTTCTTCCGGGCACTCCACGTGGGTCAAATCCCTGTTGAATAAACGTGCTAATTGGTAAGCGATAAAATATTGCACCGTTTTCCATAATAGCATGAAATAATATGCTCCGACCTGTAAGAGCGCTAAGACCAAACACAATGCAGTCTTCAACTTCTCCGTGATGTTTTTTAAGATCATATAAATACTCTCTTTTTATTTGTGCATAAGTTGCAGGTATATTTGCATTTAAGTAAGCCATAATTTATCCTCATTTTATTGTACCCCAATTCGGTCCAGATTCATAGTCCACTTTGTTAGGCACTTCTAGTTTAATAGCTTTTTCCATTGTCTTTTTTATCAAAACTGCCTCTTCCGAAGATTTTATTGAAAAACAAAGCTCATCGTGAATCTGTATATGAGGTACAATATTCATTTCATACAATTCTACCATAGCTTTTTTAGTCATGTCAGCAGCTGATCCTTGTATTAATCTATTTAAAGCTTTGTATGTAAAAGCTGGTCTATAGTATTGTTCAAAATTTTTACAGTTCGGATCTTGATCTCTCCCGTTTATAGCTAAGTCTTTGTGATATCTGTTCTCTGCTTCTTGTCTTTTCAGAATAGGAACTGGTGATTTTACTATCTGTTTTACACCTTCAACTTCTTTGTATTCTGTTATTTCGAACATACCTTTTTCAGGGTTCCATTCTTTGTTAATAGGTTCCCATCTATCAAATCTACAAAATCTATCTTCTAACGTAAAAATATTTTTATTGTTCTCTGCAAAATCTTGTAAACCTTTTGATAACTTTCTTACAAAAGGAACCCTTGCATGGTATTGATCAAACAGTTCTTCTGCTTCGTCTTTATCTAACTCTAAAGAGTTAGCTAACTTACCTTTACCCATACCATAGAATAAACCAAGATTAATTGTTTTTGCTTGTTTTCTTGTAATTTTAGCCATTTCTGCAACTATTTTATGAAAGTCTGTATCAGGATTTTTTTTGTATGCTTCAGCCATAATTTCTGCACCTTGTAATTTATTTTTCAAAGCATAATGTACTACAAGTCTAGGTTCTTGTTGTGAGTAGTCAAACGATGCCCACTCGTGACCTTCTTCTGGAATAAATAATTCTCTTATCTTACTCCCTAGTTCACTTCTTGAAGGTATCTGTTGTAGATTTGGATTAGACATTGAAAATCTTCCTGTAACTGTACCACCTTGATCTGATCTTATTTGATTTATATCTGCGTGTATTCTTCCTTTATGTATATGTTTTAAAATACCGCTCACAAAAGTGTTAAACAATTTATCTAGTTGTCTAGCTTCTGCAATCATTTTTAAGTATTTATTTGTGTGGTTTTCTAAATAAAGTTTTGTTATACTAGCTCTCCCTGTTTTTTGTGTAACTTTATAATCATTTATACCTAACTTATCTAATAAAGGTTTGATAGAATCTGAAGCCCAAACATCGACTTTAATTTTAGTTTCTTCTTCAATAGTTTTTATTATTCGATCTTTTTGTTTTGTAATTTCTTTTCCAAAAGTTTTTGTTTTTTCTTCATCGACTCTTACACCCTTAAAACGCATGTCAACCAGACATGGAAACAATCTTGTTTCTATGTCAAATATATTTTCTAAAGTCTTGTGTTTTTTAGATACAGTTTTTATTGGTTTTTTTATTAAGTCCTTGAATTTATTCCATAAATTTAATGTTAGAGCCACGTCTTGTTCTGCATAATCTATAACAATTTCCCAAGGTAGTTTGTGCATGTTGGCCATTGGATCTGCTATACCGTGCTCTTCTTTTGATCTTTCTGCTAAATCAAATTTATATTTTGTTTCTCCTAAATAATCTTTACCAAGTGAATCTAAAGTATATCTTGGTCTGTTCTCATCAATGATTGATGCAGCTATCATTGTGTCATAGATAGGACCTTTTAACATCATACCTGTGGCTGATCTTATCCAGCACACATCATACATTGCATTGTGAAATACTTTTGTTATTTTTTCGTTTTGAAAAATCTTGTCATTTAGTTTTTTCCAAACTCTATTCTTACCGTGATTATCACCTTTGTGTCCGATTGGATAATATAGTTTTTTATCTCTATAAGCTAAAGCAATACCACAAACTTTACCTTTTCCTTTGATGGCCCCTGATCCGTGAGTCTTTAATTCTGGATCGTGAGTCTCTAGGTCGACAGCCACAACGTCACCATCGACTACATCTATCTCAGATAATTCGTACGGTAATGTCATTTTGTATCTTTCATCTTTTTAATTTCTAAATCACAATAGTGTTTGATCTTCTCTAAATCTTCTACACCATTTTTGTGTAAATATCTACAAACATATTTCACAACGTTGCCCTGAAAAAAACTCAAGTCATTTTTAGAAATAAACTCATAAGGCTGTATTACAAAATTTTTATAATGACTTCCACCAATCTGTTTATCTTGGGGAAACGCCTCTTTAAATATACTTTTATCAGTCATAGTCCTCCTTTCCTGCAAATGTTAATCCGTTTCTACTATTTAATAACCATAATGCTTCTTTTGCTCTAGAACATGCTACAAACTTCATTCTCTTTTTTGCAAAAGATTCTTCTTGTCTTGACAATGTAAAATCTAAAACAACGTTATCAAATTCTTTACCTTTAATTGTATGTATGTTTTCTACAAACACTCTTTTGTCATCTAGATCTCTATTATTATCTACTATTTTTCTAATGTAATCTTTTACAAATAATACATTTTTATTACTTACTCTCTGAAAATCATGTGTGTTAACTATTCCAGGTACAAAAAATTTATTATCAATCAACCATGTGATATCAAATATACTCTGTTCCGCTTTTTCTAAATCTTCAACTGTCTTTAGTGTGTATTCATAAGACATAGAATTAAGAATAGATTTTATTTTTGCTCTTGTTTTTTGTTGTCCTTCCATCAGTTCCTTAAACTCTCTTTGATTTTTTATTTCTTTACTTGGATATTTTATTTTAAACTTTAAATTATCTTTTGGTGGCAATTGAAAAGGAATTCCAATGCTCATCAAATAGTTTAATATTTCTTTCGGTTCTCCGCCTCTATATGTAAATATAAAATCTTGATTTGTATTTAGTAATGTATTTTTTAATTTGTGAGTAAGAGGATCTCTTATTAGATCAGACATATAATGTAATTCACCTTCTTTTACACTTTCACCTTCTTTTTTAGGTGTCCAAACTCTCTCATATTCATACTTTATCCAAATATCTTTAATAATATTTTTACAGTATTCGTTAATAACTCTAGGACATCTGTATCCTTTTTTTAATTCTATCTCTGGTTTTGCAAACTCTATATGAAAAGAATGTGGATCTGCACCTGCAAACTCAAATATAGACTGGTCTGGATCTCCAGCTTTGTAAAAATAATCTACGTTTTTTGACATAACACCTTCTGCATTTCTTTGAATAACGCTAGAATCTTGTGCTTCATCAATCATTAAAACTTTTATACTACTACAAAGTTTTTCAGACTCACCTTTTTCATTGTCATAAAACTTTTTTATCATGTCTTGGAAATCAAGTATGTTGTCTACTCTTCCATTTATCTTGTGGCTTTCTTTAAATTTTTTATAGTAATCAGCCATAGGCTCTAACTCTTCTTCTAAATAATATTTAACATCTTTTTCTTTTTCTTCTGCAGTTAAACCTCTGTAGTAAGATTCAACAGTTTTACCGTTGTCTCTTGCCATACTGATAAATTTAAAAAATGGGTGCGAACTAAACAAAGCGTTTACATTACTAAATTTTTTACCAGAAGTGTGTTTGTCAAATATAGGTTTACGTAATATTAAGTTCTCGTAATCTTCTATTAAAAAAGCTTGCCCTGTAATTCTATCTTTACAGAACTTATGTATTGTAGAAACATTGTGTTTTAAAGTTTCTTTTGCATTATTTATTTTAGGAAAAATTTCGTGCCCTGTTTCTTTTTGATAATTCTGTATTGACTTTGAATCTTTTATTCTTTCCCTTATGTGATCAGATGCTGTATTAGTATGAGATATTACTACAATATCTGCAGGAGAATATTCTTTCAAATGAGAATAATATATTTCTACTAGTTTTGTTGTTTTCCCTGTGCCTGGAGGACCTGCTATTCTAATCTTTTTCATCTGTTATTTCCTTTGCACCGTCTCCTTTTACCATGTATTGATTAGGATCTGATTTAAAATGCCATGTTGGACATGAAACTCTTTTGTTAGTTATGTTATTGTAGACATCACCATGAGTTTTTTTAGCCTTCATAATGTGTCTAAGTCTATATGTAATACTTTTTATAGGATCGTTTCTTTTTAATGATTTTAAATAAGACATAAAATCATGTATTCTAAAATGTAATTCGTAAGTTTTCCGCTCAACATAACATGCATTATCAAGTAAAGCATGTTTTTCAAAAGACACTGTTTGTTTTCTTATAAATTCATAAACTAACATTTTAAACTCATAATCATCATCAGCTTCTTCCTCTGCTATTTCTACAACTTTTTTTTCTAATCTTGAGTATTGCATTAGAGTAAATTCTTTTGCTTTCATGTCTAATATTGCAGGATGTGGAAACTGACCTGCATCGGAAAGTTTATTTGTCCACTTTTCTTTATTGATTAATTCTGAACCTGACATTTCCACTCTTATTAATTTCATTTTTTTTCCATTTTGAACTTCAGTGTGTTCAAAAAACATCGGAGGGTTACTTGTGTATTCTACTATGTGTCCCATAGCTTCTTTTGCATTTGCAACTTCTAAAGCTTTTTCAGGAGTAATACCGCAGATATGTCTTGTACATGCAGCTACATCACAAAATCTTTTTATTTCAGGTCTCTTACATAAATAATTATATTCTTTATTTTCTGATTTTAATATTGTGTTGTTTATTTCTTTTTCCTCTAAAGGTTCATCTAAATAGTTTTTATTAAAATGATGTAACAATTGTCTTGAATCAAAATTTGAAAATTCAGGTATCTTTTTGATACCTTTATCCATAGAGTTTTTACACCAACTATATATGTGATGAAGTAAGTCATTTCTATTTGCTGTTTTAATTTTACCATTACCATCTTTCAAAGCATTTTTTGTACAAGGTAAAAAAAAATCTTCTATAGTTTTTTGTTTTATTTTTTTAGGTTTTTTAACTGACTCTATTTCTTCTTGTAAAAATTCTGTTAAGTCTTCTTGCGCATACTTCTCATGCATTTCAAAAAACTGTTCTATTGTTGCATCTTCAAAGTCATCTGTGTATGCATAAGTAGATCCTTCTTCATAATCAAAATACGGCATATTTAACCATGATCCATATTCAACATTATCCATGTTAGTTTGCATTGGATAAATTCTATCTAATATATCTGCTACACCAATTTTAGCAGCTAATTTTTTCATTACATGTTTTACTTCTTCTGCGTCATGAAAGTTTTTCATAAACATATAAACGTGTGCTCTACCGCTTTTTGATCTAAACATAATCAAAGGTAATTTTAATTTTCTGATTTTGTTTAAAAGTTCTTGGTAATCGTAATTATTTTTATCAATATCTATTGCACCCCATTTACAAGTGCTGTCTTTTTTAAGCGGAGCAATACCTAGTTGTGGGTCAACACCGTCTAAATGTTTTTGCCACAATTCTTTTGTTACAGTTCCTTTTTTAGTTGTAGCGTCTACTTCAACTTTTACAGATCTTGGATTATTAATCCTTTTAGCCTGTCCATAAAAATGGTCTGCACCTTCAAATATATTTATAAATTTCTCTAACATAAATAAAAGTGGGCGTATCCACTCTCGCTTCGACGCCCACTACCTAGGATCTTATAAATTTAAAGATTTTTTAGTTTGTTCTTGAGCTTCAGGTTTTGCTTCAATCTCACCTTTGCCTACTGACTCTGCAAAAGATTTAGCCATATCATATACAGCTTTGTCTGTTACAGGACCAACTTTAGATACATCCCAACCAAACCATGTGCCTTTGTCATTAGACATCTGAACGGTAGATAGATTATAAATGTGGCTATAAGTAGGCGGTGTGAATAAACCGTTTTTACCTTGCATCTTGATACCCATCATCATTGAGTTCCACTTTCTACTAACTTTAAGTTGAGTAGACTTCATAGAAATCAAAGCTGTTTGTGGGTTATCACCAAGAGTCAATACAAAATGACTAGCGGTATTATCAAGATAATTACCATTTGGTAACCTGTCTTTATAATCTTTACCTCTAGTAGTTTTACTTACAATATCACTATCTGCATCGTGAATTGCAACAGGTGCACCTGTACTGGTACCTCTGTCTTGCCATTCAATGTATTGTCTTTTGTAATGAGCGGGTACGACTTGTATAGTGTCATACAGTTCATTAGTTACAGTATTTATTATTTTGCCAGGTTCTGCACCCTCAACATATTTACCATCACGTTTGTTTACCTCTGGTGATAGTTGGCCCAAAATTTTTAAGAATGGTAACGCAAGATCTTCCTGCGATATATTTTGAGCGCCTTGTGATGCATCAGCTTCCATATCAAATGTTGCTAGTGCACTATTCTTTTTTTCTGCTACTTGGTTCATGTTTATTTGTTCCTTTTTATTGTTGTCTTATTCTCTGAGAATACCCCAAAGATTTCCGTTGGCATTTCTTTACCTGCCTCAATACGCTCACGG